TTGACCATCTTGTACTGCTACACGATTGTTATTAGTTAGATACATATTATCTAACATCTGTCTCATAACTGTAGATTTAATTAATTGTATATCTTCTACTAGCTCTGCAATAGATCTACCATGAAATCTATGAGGCATGATAACTGGAGTCATAGATATAAATGGCATTGTATCCATTTCTTCTATACTTAATAATTTTTTAGAATCACCAGCTACACAAATCTTAACAAGCTCTGCTTTACCATCATCATTAAGATCCATTCTTACATAACATTCATGTAGTAATACATCTTGTGTAGAATCATCACCATCAGCTTCTCCATGTGAGAAGTCTATGTTTTGATGTCTTATAAATTTATCTTCTGTAAAATAATCAGGATCACCTGTTGGTAAAGAATCTACTAACTCTTTATCATATCCCATTTCAACTAATTCAGTTTTAGTTTTATTAGTTCTATGACATACAAAGTTAGCTGTATCTATAGACTTACATCTTCTTTCAATTAAAAATTCTTCAGGTGGTACAGGTTCAATTCTAACTTGTCCATACTTTCTAGTTCTATGAATTACACAATCATGTAATTTAATTTTATCTAGTTCTTCTCCTCTATCATCTGTGATAGGTTCATCATACTCTGTATGTTCTTTTACATCTACTTCACCATCTGCTACTAAATCATTAAACTCATCTTCAGTTAGTCTGGTATATTCTTCTCGTTCTGTTTTATTTGAGTTATCCCAATAGATTTTAAGAATACCATTTTTCTGAATCAAAGCATCTTTGAATACTGTATATAATGAAGTGAATCCATTATTCTGTTTATAAAATATATGGTTTAAGTAGTCTGAACATTGTCTAGCCATTTCTTCATCTTCAGCTCCTACACCTTCACAAGAAAAGACATTGTCTCCTGCTGTAAAGATTTTCATAAGAGAAGGCATTAAGCTTTCTACTGTATCCATTACATCATTAGAGATTACTTGTGATCTACCTTCTTGTTCATTACCAAGAGGCATTCCTAAATAATATTCTAATGATTTTTTTCTTCTAGCAACTAGCTCACCACCAATATAACCTGATGCATTGTGAATTTCTCTACTTACTAATGATAATATTTCTTGTTCTGATTTTTTCATACTACGTATTTTGTATCTACATTAATTGGTTTATCCCATTCTGTCGTATCTAATGGTTCAGATACACATCCATATCTAAAACTATCAGATGCGTGTGAGCACCAATCGTGTAGAGGTTTGTTTTTAAACACCTGGTTCTTTTCATCCCATTGTTTTCTATATTGTCGTAATGCATCTAATCCTTGTTTACACTTTTCTCTATCAAACCAACAGTCTTTTAATGTATTACGTACAGATTCTATTCCATGATCTACTTCAAGTTTTGGTGCTACTTCAAAATCTAATCCTAGTTCAGATGCTACTTCTAATCTAGATTTACCAGTACCAAGTTCTCTTGCCATTATATCATGTGGAGCTATATGATTTGAATAAGCATAATCTTTTTCTGTTAATACATCAACATAATGTGCTAATGATTCACCAGAGTTTTCATAATAGTCAATGAGGTGTACTTCTTCTCCAACTCTTTGTGCAAACCAAATTGCAGTTGAATCTCCTATCCCCAAATCCCACCAAGTTTCCACACCTACATTTTCATCTACAGGCACGTTGCCGATTCTCCCATCTTTATCGGCTTTCGTTATTAGTCGACCATAATAACTTCCTGACACTGCTGCAGTAAAAGAGCATTCAAACTCTTGTTCATACTGCTCAGGCGTCATGATTTGACGTGCCTGTTCCAGTTCCTCCTCTGGAATTACTTTAGTGTCAGAAGATCTATATAGTTTCCCATACCAATCTTTATGACCTCGCTGTGCATAATCATAAACTTCCCAGAATTGATTATGACCCATTGGTGTTCCAATAAATAATACCCATCCTAATTTATCAGATACAGCTGGTCTTATAATTTCTGTCCAAACTCTAGGAGACATGATAGCGTATTCATCTAAGACTACTCCATCAAACCCCATACCTCGAATTGAATCAGGATTATCTGCACCAAAAATTTGTATTCTTGAACCATTGAATAAATCTATTCTAAGTTCTGATTCGTTTCTACTACCACCCCAAGTCATTAGTGGTTTTGTATAAAATTTTAAATATTCCCAAGCAATAGATTTACCTTGTCTATAAGTTGGAGCTATGAATGCACATAAAGCTCTAGGTTTACCTGCTGCTGTTTTAATTAATTCGTTTATTGAAAGTACTGATTTACCAAATCGTCTATGACAAACAAGTACGCTAAATCTTTTTAAATTATTATGAACCTCTGATTGATATTCTCTAGGTTTATAAGGTACTTCTATTATCCTAACTTTCTTTTTGCCATTGGACTTTGATTTCGATTGGTGCATCTGTTCCTATTTTAGATGTTGTGTTAGCTAGTTTTGGATGAATGTAAGGTGCAGCTTTTTCAGCAGCATACATTTTACGTTCAGGTGAACTAGCAGGATTGTTTAACACAGATAAAAGATAATCTAAAGGAGAATGTTGATACTTCTCTGCCATATCTTCCATTGTTTTCCAAAGAGATTTAGATTTAGAACCTAATGGTCTACCAGCTCCTTCTCTTTTTCCACCATGTTTTGATACTTCATTTTCATGAGAAGCATCTTCGGCAGATCCTTTTGATTGCATAAACTTAATATCTTTGTCCATTAAATTTTTCTGCCTTTTCTATTAAATTGTCTATTCTCAGGGAAATCAAAACTTTTTGTTTTTCCTATTTTATAAATACCTGCACCAGCACCAAAAGCTAATGTAAGAGGATTAACTGCTACTTTACCAGCAAACTTAATACCTTTTACTACTCCTTTTCCAACACTTAAATTTTTAATAGAGCTAGTAAGTTTATTCATCTTAGCTTTAACTGGAGAATACTTAACCAGTTTTTTACCTGGTCTTTTTCCATAGCTATAATTTCTAAACTTTTTATCGCTTGATCCTATTATATCTGGGTACTTCATTTTTTCTTCTTTTTCTTTTTAGCTTTAATTATTTTTTCTTGTAATGCTTTAGGCAATGTTCTTTGTTTTGCTGTAAGCATAGCTTTACCTGGCATTCTTGCTTTCATTAGTACTTCCTTTTAACTTTCTTGCCCATTTTTTTAGCAGCTTTCTTAGCAGCAGCTTTACCTTTTTTAGTATATGGATATTTTTTCTTTCCAACCATTGGCATAGTATTTATCCTTTCTTTTTATTTTTATCTTTTTTACCTTTATTATAACCCATAAGATAAGTTACAGCTCCTGCTGTACCAAAACCACCTGCAGCTCCTAATCCAAATCCAACAGCTGGGATTGTTGCACCAGATTTGACTTTTTTAATACCTGCCATAGTTTTTTCTTTAATACCTTTAGGTTTTTTTATCTTACTTTTTAAGGTTTTCATAGCATCCATTGCATCTTTGTAAGATTTCTTTGCCATAGATTTAGCTACAAATATTCTAGTTTTCATCATCATTGTCTTAATAACCCTTGTTGTGCAGCCATACGAGCATTAGGCATTTGCATATTCATATTCTGTCTTTTACCCATTTGTTGCATCATTGGATTATTTGCCTGTTGTAATAATCCTTGCTGCTGTTGTTTTGCTATTTCAGGCATTAGTTTTGCTTTAACAATTAATGCTAACTTCTGAGATTCTTCAGGAGTCAGATTAATCATATCATCAGCTAATTTTTCTAGTCTTTTACTCATTAACAATTCCACTTTCTTAATGCTTTGTTTATTCTACTATTTGGATCTCTTGCTGTTTTTGCAGATGTAAGTTTACTTTTCATACCTTTCATTCTAGCACAAAATGATTTACGTCTAGCAGCACGTTTTCCTTTTGGATTTTTTTCAGTAACTGCCATTTTGAGCTTAGATCCAGGATTAGCTCGTCTATATGAAGCTACTCCCTTACGATTCAAACCCCCACTTTTGGATTTGCCTTCTTTTCTTTGCCATGCTGGTGTTTTAGCCATTACTTTC